CTTGGCTCTCCAACACTTACGCTTGGTCTGCCTCCAAGTTTGGTGTCAGCACTGGCTCCACTCGATCGTACGGTGGGTACGCTGGCTACGGTGGGTACAGCGCGTACTCCAGCAAAAGCAGTTACGGCTACTACGACTGGAACAGCGGCTACACCTACGACACCAAGTCCAAGTCCGTCACCTCCACCAAGACCTCCCTCAAGCCTATCGTCAAGGCAGCCTACAACTCATGGCTCAACAACAACCTTGAGCAGTGGGTGCTGGATGCACCGTGGAAAGCGGGGATTCTCCTCGATTACGTCTACGAGAGTAACGACTCCGAGGAATTCGCTGCAGAAGAACCTGCCATGGCAGCCCAGTACATCGAAGAACTGTTTGCTAACGACGAACTCAACCCCACCCAACTGTAAGGAGTAAAGACATGGGACTCGATATGTATCTGACCGGCGAGAAATATCTCTCCGATAACTTCGACCATCCAGAGAAGAACCTCACGGAAGATGGCTTTCGCGTGAAGTCTAAGCGCCTTGAGTTGGGTTACTGGCGTAAGCACCCAAACCTCCACGGCTTCATCGTGCAGAACTTCGCCAGCGGCCAAGACAAATGTCAGGAGATTTATCTCACGGCGATTGATCTGCATAGGATCATCAAGGCGGTTAAGGAAAAGAAGCTGCCGCCCACGACAGGCTTTTTCTTTGGCGTATCTCCAGGCAGCGATGAGGAAATGGAGAACGACCTGAGGATATTGGAGGCGGCGCAGACCTGGATTCTTCAGCGTCCGCCTGAAGAGGAGACTGATGATCGAGTGATGGCGGAGTCTCGCATCGTTATCTATCAGGCTTCTTGGTAGCCGCGAGATGTCTGCATAACATTGTTATGTGTTTTATACAGGAGATAAAGACGTGGAATATGACGAGTATCAGCAACAGCAGATCGAGCATGAACGCTTCGAGACTCGACTGCTAGAGATTCAAACCTTGATCCGCTATCACACTACGCTCATCGACTGTCTTGAGACAGAGATGAAAGTGATGAAGCTCGGCATTGGTAAGCAGAGGAAGTACGATGATCAACCAACTCGTTCGGATCAACAATTCCCTTTCTAAGTTATCCAGAAAGTTTCATGGGCTTGCACCATTCATTGATCACTTGGAGATCACAGACGCCCCGCATCTGGCCGTGGCTGGCACGGATGGTCGCAGGCTAATGTTCAATCTGCAGTGGGTGCAATCGCTCAGCGATGAGCAACTCGATGGGCTGGTGATGCACGAGATCATTCATGTCATCGACGCCCACATCGAGAGGGCAGAGGATCGTGCATTGACCGTGTGGAACTCGGCTTGTGACATCCGCAGCAACTATGTGCTGCGTAATATCGAACTGCCTGTCCCGCAAGGTACGACTGACAACCCTGCCTACGACGCTATGGATATCGAGGATATCTACGAAGACCTGATGAGCCAGATCAATCTGATCACCCGATTCACACAGGAGAATGTCGAATGACTTGGAATCACAGAGTGGTTTTTTTCAAGGGCTTAGAAGGAGTCATCGACGACTACTACGCCATTCAGGAAGTGTATTACGAGAACGGCAAGCCAATAGGTTACTGCGATGCAGAGCCAGCAGGAGAATCGCTGACAGAACTAAAGCGATGCTTGACTCGCATGATAGATGCGATAGAGCAGCCCGTACTCAACGCCGATGAACTCGAAGGTCAATCCACAGAGGACACCACCAATGACTGACATCAGCAAATTCATAGAAAGATTTAACTCTGACTCGCTCAATCAACGACTGCAAGTTGAGAAGGATCAAGGCTGGCGAGATATGGTGGATAGCATTCCATTCATTCAGTTCCCAGCAGGCTGGAAGTTTCGAGCGGTACCTCCGTTCCTAGATGCTGTCGTGCGGTTCCATGTTGAGCTGCCAAACGGGGATCAAAAGTCTATCTACCTAGACAGCCGCGACACTCTCGGAAGCTTCGGCGACAGCCCATACTGGGAAGTGTATCCAGTGGAGGGCGACGCAAGGCGCTGCGCCATGAACGACACTGAATCACTGCTTGCACTCATCGCTGCCCCATCAGCGGAGACTAAATCTTATGAATGACAACATCGAAAAGTTCGGCCGATGGTGCCTTGCCAGAAGAAATACTCGGGCTTCGCAAAGCAATCGCTGACTATGATGAAGCCCTCAATGAACTCATTGAGATGCTGAGAGTGATCGAATGAACTACAAGATCATTGAGATGGCAGTGCGGGATGGCGCCACGATCGGGCTATTCCGTGCATACGACAAAGAGTTCCCGACTCCGCAAGAGATAGTGGACGCCATCACTAAGGAGGTGATGCATGAAATCAGACAATGGACAAGGAACGCGGCATTACAAGATGATCAAACTCCCGCCTCGTCGGAAGATGTACGGGTGGGACTACGAGAAGAGGCAGCAGCTATGCATGACAGGTAAGGAGTGGCATCAGTATGCGAAAAGAGATTCGTTCAAGACGGAAAGAGGGTCTGATTCCGCTTGGGGAAATAGTGTCGAAGTTTATGTTGACGGCAAACCAATGGAGAGCCAATGAAAAACGCAAGAAGAACAGCGCAATCAGAAGAGATATCTCGACTGCGAGAAATGCTGATTCAAATGGAGATTGATTTCAATCGGGAGCGAGGCGAACGCCTTGTCTCTGAGATCATTCTCTGCACCCTGCTCTTCGCAGCAGGCGTGATCGTTGGATTCTATCTGAGGTAGTTATGAAAGCCAAAGTCAGTAAGACTGAAGAACTGGAGATCAAGATTGATAGTGATATCTGTGACGCCATCGTCGTTCAGTGCGTCACGAACGTCATGGAGAACCTGAAAGCAGACTTGAAACTACGCAAGGCAGGCAAGCATAAACTCGGCGTGTTCAGCAGCGACAAGCAGGAAGACATCGAGATCATGACTGACCACATCAATGCCATGGAAGTAGTTCTTAAATACTTCTCTAATCCATAACACTGTTATGTACGTCACATTGAGCGAGGCCGAGCAACGGCTGGCTATGTTCCTGGCCAAAGAGCGTTACCGAAACGCAAGGAACAAGGGACTGCCCGACAAAAAGATGGGCGATCAATCCAATGAACTGACTGACCTTGAGGGGATTGCCGCAGAGATCGCCTTCTGCAAACTCGCCAATGTGTATCCCGACCTCGACATGGATCACACCAAAGCAGAGGATTGTTTCCTTCGCAGCGGCAAGTCCGTCGATGTCAAGTCAACCACTTACGAGAACGGGAGGCTGCTTGCCGTCAAGTGGAAGTCCGCCGACAAGGTGGATATCTTCGCGCTGATGGTGGGCAGATTCCCTAAGTATCGATGCGCTGGGTTCATGAAGTCTGAAGACCTGTTGAAGGACGGCAGGCTCATGAACCTCGGGCATGGCGAAGGATATGCGGCAAGTCAAGATGAGTTAGAAGATATCCAATCACTACTCGGAGACTGACATGACCCTAGATGACAAGTCGCCACCCAACAGTTGGCAGCAAGAGATGGATCGTATGCCGTGGAAATACAGAGAACCCGGCAGCCCTAACGTCAATGACATCCTAGCGAGGATGCGGCAGAACGGGCTTTGGCTTGAGGCCAACGCCATAGCCGAGGAGATATCCCGCCTTCGAGCCGAACTGTTTTCAGTCAGGGAGAGGTTATCGATTCATGACAAAGGTTGATAAGCAAAAGCAAATCTATCGCGAGATCAAAATGCTTCATGGCAGAATCCATGCCTTGAACTTAGAACTGAATCGCTTGGAGGCAGGCGCACCAGAGCCTTTCCATTTTGATCCAGATTTCATCCCGCCATTTCTGAGGAAAGATTATGTCGAGCCTGTCCCCCGAAGATCGAATCAAAGTTGAAGAGCTAATCTACGAACTGCACGGCTGGGCTTCAGCCAACAAGGCTGCCCCCAGTTCCGACTGCATGACCGAGGCTGCCTATGCCCTCGCCAAGCTGGTGACGAATCGGGCAGTGAGAGACCCAGAGCCGGTCTCTCCTAAGTCCGTCCTGCAGACAGCGCAGGAGATAATCGATGAGCGTGGCAAGCGCAGGGACAACGGGCAGGAACGCTCGATGCAGCGCATAGTGCGGGTGTTTGAGGCGCTCACCGACCACAAGATGACTGAGGTGGAGGGCTGGCTCTTCATGGTCGTTCTGAAGCTTTGCAGGGAACGCACCGGCTCAGACCTTGACAACTGGATCGATGGGGCTGCCTACATGGGACTCGCTGCCGAGGCAGTAGAGCGGGCTAAAGCCCCCTCTGCATAACACTGTTATGTTATGATACGCACACACTGCACCATTCTTTTGCGTCTTCACTCCGTGGTTGTAGTGACTTGGCCTGCTGGCGTCAAACCCAGCAGGCTTTTTTTTGCCTCCAATTAGGACGCTTATGAAAGAGAAATTCAAAGGCCCACCCGAAGATAAAGAGGTGGACATCAACGTGATGATGCCGAGGATACTGATCCTCGATAACACGAGCGAGGCGATCAAGGCAGCAGAGAAAGTGACAGAGATGCTGACCTACGCCTGCACTTCCCTTATCAATGCCAACCGCGATCCGCAGTTATGCATGAGTATCATCAACCATGTATTCGAGCGGGATCGAACGCTGTTTATTGCCTTAAATCGTGGGCAAAAATACGACCTCGATCACTTTCGCCTGACGATGGTGGCACTGGCGACTGCCTACGAATACATCTGCGGTGGACACATGATCCAGCTGTCTGAGCCAGTGGACTTCGATGAGATACTGGAGCTGCGCATGGAGGGCAGGGCGTGAAGAACAAGACCTGTCATTCCTGCCACTACTCGAAGGCAGTTCAGTACGACCTGGCTAAGGGCGGCAAGACAGACTGGATGCTCTACTGCACCTACTGGCAGGGGCATCTCTATGCCGCCTGTGCTGCGTTTGTTTACGAACCCGGCACAGACGTCAAGGAACTGACAGCCGCCAAGAAAGTGGCGTAATATGTATTTACATTAACAAGGGGGTTTATATGGCCTACACCAAGCCGTCGCTCCGAGAGCGACTAAAGAATCAGATCATGTCCGAGAACGTCGCTGGCACTAAGGCTGGCCAGTGGTCAGCCCGTAAGGCGCAGCTGCTAGGCAAACGCTACAAGGATGCAGGCGGTGGTTACTCGGGCAGCAAAACCAAGTCACAGAAGAGCCTCAGCAAATGGACAAAGCAAGAATGGACAACCAAATCTGGCAAGCCTTCGAGCAAGACTGGCGAAAGATATTTGCCAAAGAAGGCGATCAAAGCCCTCTCCTCATCGGAGTATGCCGCGACGACGGAAGCCAAGCGCAAGGGCAAAGCCAAGGGCAAGCAGTTCGTGAAGCAGCCCGAAAAGATCGCCAAGAAAGTTAAGCGGTATCGGGATTGATCCAATGCCGAAACAAAAGAACGAAGACAAGATGCTGATCTTTCGATGCCATCAGGAAACGATTCTGCGCATCAAAGCCATTGCAGCAGCCGAAGGGCGGACAGTCTCCGCCCAGATTCGTCAAATGATTGACGACTACCCCCTCAAACCCCGCTTCATCAAGGCTGCCAAGAACAGCCTGAAGCGTAACCCACGCGCCAAACCGAAGCAGATCATCGAGGAGGCGCTGGCGGCCAAATACCCTACCCAAGTAGAGGGTCTAGACTCGCCGCCTGTAATGCCTTCTCAGCCTGATCTATAGTCGATCGCACCGAATCCGGGGAACGCCTAGACCCCGGTCTGAGAGTGGGATTGAAGTACTGCTTCAGGGCATTTAGCCCTGACCGCAGATCGGACAACGGGCTTTCCAACTCCCTCACCACCGTCAACCAGACGGCCCGGTACGCCTTCGGGTGGCAGCTCTTCAGCAGATAGCGATCTGCCGACAGCATGGCCAATGCCCGAGGCGCACGATCCCCCACGGACATCTGGATTCGCTCCAGTTGGATCGAGGAGGGGAACACACCGGAGCGATGGGCTAGGGCATGGAAGGCCAGAGCCGCATCGTATTGATCGGTGTCGATAGCCTTGCGGATGTACAGCCGATCGATCAAATGCTGATCGACCACCTTCGCCCTGATGAAGAGGCCATCCTCGGACTCCAATCGAACTGTGTGCTTACGATGCAGTTCGTTGGAGCCGAGTTCGTTGGCGATCAGTTCCCTAGTTTTCGATTGACCAGTCAAAATTGTCGGGCTGCTTTATCGCATGTTGCCTATCCGACCATCTTGTGCTAGCGGAATCAAATTGTAAATACGCCATCCCCATTTTTCCAAGCCACTGCCAACGTGCTTTCCACACATGAGCCTCTGGCCCGTCTTCCGTGCGAGTGACAGTGAGACCCAAGTCTGCCTTGGCAAACCATGCCATCGACTTAGCGACATCGAGTCCTGTCACTACCTTCTGACTGCGATCCATCGGCTTAGCAGGATGCGCTACGAAGAATACGTGGACGCCTGATTGCTTGGCGAACTGCTGCACTTTAGTCAGCATGCCGTTGATCGCATCTGTCTCCAGTCGATCTTTGGTATCCACTTCGATGAAGTTGTACGGGTCGATGACAAGGATACGAACGCCCATGCGCATCACTGCCGCACGAGCAAACTCCAAGATGCCCTCGATGTCAGCCGGCGCACCGGCCATGTAGTCGAGCCACACGAAGTGATCCTGCATCCAAGTGAATGCAGCGTTACGCTCCTCGATCTGCATGCGAGGCTTGCCCATGCCATCGAAGAACGGCTTGCCGACAATCTTCGAGGCCAGCTGCGCCATGTGCAGATGCGGGGGCTTCTCGAAACTGCAGAAGGCTGTCTTCCATCCCTGCTGCTGCGCAGCGTTGAGGCAGACCTGATCGATGAGATCAGACTTACCACTGCCCGGGAAGCCTGTGACGATCGTCATCATGCCCTCGGAGATGCTCATGATCTGGTCGAGGGCGGGGATGCCAGTCGGGATGCCTTTGGTGTGGCCTTCGTTGTAGAGATTGTCGAACCGCTGGGCGTAGTGGTCAGCCCCGTAGAGGCCTGCCATCGGAATCGGCTTGGCCTTGCTGAACGCTTCGAGCAAACCATCAGTCCCAAATTGGGACATGGTTTCGTTAGCGTCTTTGCAAGGCAGCGTGATCTTCCAGCACTTGGCCTTGCCGATACGGCGAGACAGCTCCTCGATGAGGGCTTCTCCAGCCGGGTCTAAGTCAGGTGAGAAGTAGATGCGGCTTGTCGAATTGAGAAGCTCCTGCGCTTCCCAGACGTACGCAAAGCGACGATCGTCCATCGGATCGATCACGCCATCCTTGACTCGCTGCGGCGCACCGTTCGGTACGCTTACGACGTTGGCATCAACGCCTGCTGCCAGCCATGACAGCGCATCGATCTCGCCCTCACAGATCAGCAGTGGCTTGCCTGCCTCCACCTGATCGATGTTCCAGAAGCTATTGCAGACAGACTGCTGACTGAAGTGCTTATCGCCATCGGCACTGCGCCACTTGACGGCGAATATCTTGCCGTTCTCTCGATACGGGAATCCCACTGCAGGCAGATTGCCAGCAGCAGCAAATCCCCATCGACCGAACACGCAGTACTTATCCGAGATAGATTCAGGGATGCCGCGAGACTTCAGATACTGAATGCCTTGCGCTTTATCTGTTTCATTCAAGTCAGCCAGCACCACTTCGGTCTTGGGCTGCTTGATAGATTGAACTTGCCGAATCGGCGTGACATTACTTTGAAAACGATCCATACCGCCTTGTACCCCACAGTGCCAGCAATTCCAACGAATGGATTGATTGTCCACGTAGACCGAAAGCGGTCTGTCGTGGCGATGTTTACTACGAGTGTGTTGACAAGCGGGACACTCCACTTTGTGTTGCCCGTTGTCTAGATGTTGGACTGCCCGTCCAATGAAGTCATCTTCGTCAATCATACTCAGCATGCGTCTTTCTCCTTTGTGCTGAGTGAATATTTTCTATAGGCCGAAGATTGTTTTCAAATACTTTATCTGTATCTACAAACGACAAACCCCCTTGCGGGGGCTTGCGTCCTACTAGTGAAGTAGGTACTCTGGCTGTGGGAACCGAGTGAGTGGTAGGGTAGAGTAGTGATCTACTCCTGTCAAACACTCAATCCCCCTATCGTTCTGGTCGGGGAAACTACGCGCAGTTCGATTTGTATTCAGACCGGGGCGGCAGGCCTCTGAACGCGCGGCGTTAGTCAGGAAGCGCGAACTGCAACAGGGCAACCTGTAAAAGTAGCTGACAGCGGGGTGGCTCCGTCAGTCATCCTCTGCACGATCGGACGTAGGCTTACTCCGTCTGTACCGTGCGGAGTTCACCATCAGTCATCAGGTATATACAGATATCTAGTTAATCTAGATACCTGTTAATTAACTGCTTGGCTTTCTTACGACGGATTCCCGTAGGCAGTTTCATCATCTGAGCAATAAACTTTTTGATCTGGCTGGAATCCAGCTGGGCTTCCATACAAGCATGATCAAAGTCCTGACTGCCCACCCAGCGGATAGCATCCTGCCGAGTGTCAGTGTCGAGGTCAGTGAGGTCTTCTAATGCCTGGCAGATGACCCGCCTTGCAATCCTAGTCGTTCCAAAAAACACCGAGCTTGTCCTTGAATTGTTCACGAAACATATCCATCGAGCAGACGAACATCTCTGCCCTCGGATTATCTCGATCTAACCCCCACATGACAAATCTACATTTCACTTGTCTATCGTTGGCGTATATACGGTCTTGCAGCAGATCGAGAATCAAGGACTCATCGAGGTCTGGCCGCCTGCTGGCGTAGTAGATTTTTGCCCCGAAGAACAGATCGCCTTCGAGCATGGAATCAAGAGCTGGCACTTGCAGCTTGAATGAGTCGCCGTAAGACAGCGCCTTCTTACTCTTGATGAGGCGGGGCTTGCCTCCGAAACTGACGAGCCTTCTTTGGTTGGCTTTGCTGGCGGGTTCGCCCAAGACAATTCCTTCCCAGAAATTGTTGACTTGAAATTTATTTTCCATTAAAATCTTTCTCCATACTGAAGATCATATACGGAGTCAAGACATGCCACAAGGAAATCCAGAAGGATTAAAGGCGCCTATTGACCAGCGGGTTCAGGAGGCAGTCATTGCATTTATCCACGCTGCGTACAGAGATGGCCTACAGGGATTCTCTGTTGCTGTCAATGATGACACCAGAATATTGAGACTCACCAAGTCTGACCCAAATGGGAGAGAGCTACATACCGTGACTCTCTACTACGAGTTCGTACTTGATGGCGGCATGGAATCACTAATGGACACAGCTAGAAAAATTCAGGAGTTAGTCGATGAAGGTAAAACCTTTTAAGTTTAAGAAGAAGCAAGCCAAGGTGGAGATGAAGCCTGTCGTTAAGACAGACCTTCCCGAGATCGAAGTAGGTCAGGGGATCATCGTCGAGTGTTCCACTCAAGACAAGGCGGATATCCAAGCAACCTACCGCGCTATCAAGAAGGAATTGGCTAGGCGAAAGGGGCAGAAGTATCGAGTCATCTGGCTGATCAAATCGTTTCTGATCTATCGAGTGAGCAATGAAGTACACAAATAATCACAATGTCCCCGTCGAGGTAATACGGGCAGTCCAGAGCGACCCGTACACCAAAGGCGAGGGCGTTACGCTGTCGGTTACGCAGCTGATCAAGTCGCCTAGGATCGTGGCTCTGCAAGAGCGGCACGATGATGAGATCACTGTCGATTACCGCGATGAAGTATTCAAGCTCCTTGGTAAGGCAGTGCATCTGGCACTGGAAGATGCCAACGCCAAGGATGAGAACTTGATCCCAGAGCGTCGGCTGTATGCTGAGATCAACGGCTGGCGCATCAGCGGCCAGACAGACACCATGTCTCTGGCTGAGAAGATGCTGACGGATTACAAATGCACTAGCGTGTATGCCGTCACATCAGACAAGCCTGAGTGGGAGCATCAGTTGAATCTCTATACGTGGCTGTGGCGCAAGCACGGCTACGAGGTGGAGAAGCTACGGATCATGGCGATCCTGCGTGACTGGCGACGTAGCGAGGCAGACAAGAAGTTTGACTACCCGCAGTCTCCGGTGGTGTGCTTGGACATCCCGCTTTGGGGATTCATCAAGCAGACCGAGTTTGTCGAGCAGCGCGTTCGCTTGCACCAAGAAGCGATGAAGAAGGATGCAGTACTGCCTGAGTGCAGTGACGAGGATCGATGGTTGCGCGGCAAGAAGAATGTCCGTTGCGAAGGCAACTGGTGTCAGGTCGCGCAGTTCTGTTCACAGTGGCAGTCCATAAAGGAGAAGAAGGCGTGAGTGACGAAAGCACAATCGATTATGCTGAGCGATCTGCCAAGATATGGCAGACGTTGAGCAAGCTGAATGTCAACGAACACACCGAGAAGAAAGGTCATCTGACCTATCTCTCATGGGCTTGGGCTTACCAGACCATGATGGATCACTTCCCGGATATGCGTATTGTCTGGAGTACGTTCAGGGATGTAGACGGAATGGACAGGGATGTCCTCTACTACCCGGATCGAACTTGCTCTGTGCATTGCTCGGTCATCATCAACGGCATCACAAAGCACATGTGGCTGCCCGTGATGGATAACCGCAACAATGCCGTTGCAAACCCGGATGCGAGAGCCATCTCGGATACGAAGATGCGCTGCCTCGTGAAGTGCTTTGCGATGTTCGGGCTTGGCCTGTACATATTCGCGGGCAGTGACTTGCCGCAGGAAGAACCGCTGGAGATTCCTGAGCGCATCAAGTCACCAGAAGATCATCAAGTCTTCTTGAGGGAAGTGGAGAAGAAGGCCACTAAGATCAAGGCTAAGGCGGAACTCAATACGTTCTTCCGCAGCCTTGAGCCGTGGTTCTCCGACCTTCGAGAGATAGTCGATGAGGAAGGTGTGACCGGGTATGACGATCTGGTCAAGAAGTTTAAGTTGTATGCAACAAAGGTAAAGTGAGATGGAAAACAGAGTTAGTATTGATGGCGCCTTGTATCCGAACCGTTACAAGGACAAGCCGAACAAGCCGGATATCACTGGCGAGATCACGCTCAGCAAGGACTTGCTGAAGTCGCTGGTGACGCTGGTCAAGGAGGGCAAAGAGGCTGGCCTGAAGGTGGCGATCTGGAATCGCGAGAGCAAGGCAGGCAACCCCTACCAGTACATTAAGTGTGAGGCAGTTGAACCTAAGCCGAAAAAGGAATATAACGGAGGTGGGTCGTCTGGTTTCAAGGCAAATCCACCGTCAGTGCAAGCTGAGGACCCGGATGATCCGCTTCCGTTTTAATTGATTGTTTACTCTCCATAGGGATTATTCCCCACCCGCCTTCGGGGTGGGGTTTTTTATGGGAGGGGGAAATGCAGAGCCATTACATCAAGCTAGTAGACGCGCTGCGTCTGATAGACAGAGACGTTAAAACGACAACGGAAAGGGAGTTCCTGCCAGTAGGGGAGCTAATGCATGAAGCGGCGGAAACTATCGAGAAATTGGAAAAAAAGAACCAGGAAAAGACCAAAGAGATCGCAGAGCTTGAAGCTCTGCTCCGAGAAGCCTTCCCCATCCGATGAGAGTCCAAAAGCCTTTATAGACTTTAGGACTCTGCATGGAATGCCAGAAAAAGAAATAAACCGCTGTATTATTTGCCGCTGCGAGATCGGCTCTTCGCGGTACTCTTCTTTGACTTGCTCACACTGCCGTCAGAGGCAGCGTCGGCGTGAGAGACAATCAGCTCGCCCCTGAACACTGCCCCCATCTCGTTCACATGGCAGATTTCAGCATCGACAATCTTGCCCTTGATGAACGACAGCACGGCGAACCCAGAGCAAGAACCGATCGTAAGGCCTTCTCGGTAGGCAAACTGGGGGCCGCTGGGTTCGGCTAAGTGTCCGCAGTCAACGCCCCATAAACGCCCATTAGCGTTATCTACGGGGTTCACTCTCAGCTGGTGCAGATGGCCGTGGGCATAGCTCAGGCCATATCTCATCGCTGAGTTGTATCCAGAATGAACACCACCGCTTACAGGGCGGTGACGCATACCAAGTTGGTTATTCACCTTGGTCATGTAGGTGAACTTCCACGCCTTGAAGTAATCCGCTATCGAGAACCCAGCCAGTCCCTCGTACTGGAAAGTGTTGGCAGCTAGGGTTCTATCAAATCTCGCATCATGATTGCCCACATGCCACAACTTCAGGGACTCAGGAGAGGCTTTCTCGAAGTCGCTCATGCGTTCCCGGCAAGCATCCAATTCGTCAATCACCCTTGGGGATTTCTCCCACCCCAACGGCGGATGCCTTGACACTGTGGCTCCATCGAACATATCGCCTAGTGCGGCAATGATCGTGGGGCGTTCCTGCTTGGCAAATTCAACAGCCGCTATGTGGGCAGTCGTGATGATTCCCGGCCAGTAATGTGCGTCAGATACGCAGAGGATTTTGCCGGTGTCGATGGAGACGTTGTTCTCTAGGGGAAACTGCTGGGCCGCTTTGTCCCAGCCATAAACGCTGCTGCTGGTGGTTCTGATCTGGATAGTCTTGAGGGTGATTCCTTTTGCCGATAGGTCTCGTCTGCGTTTATACACATTCGATTCGGTCATCCCGGCAATCTTGGCTACAGCGGTTGGCGACCCCTTCGCTTGACTCCATACATTTATGAACTCACTATCAGTCATCTTCTGAGCCATGCCTTCATCCAAACGTAGAAAGGATGAAGGTTTTTATCAGTAGTTAAAGGAATTTGCAAATGAAAGATAAAGAAAAGCGCGGGAAATTATCCGTTGTCAAGGATATGCCTGATGAAGTGACTGAGCTTTATCCCAGCATTGACACCATCCTTAACAGTTTCGCAGGCACGAATCCGCTTTATATCTTGGTTGTGTCAGTAGATAAGGACGGCACTATCAACTGCGGGTTTAACACGACATCAAAAGCGGAACTGCTCCTGCTGACAGAACAGTTCCGCTATTTACTGATGAACGGCGAGTTTGATAGCTAACCAGTAAAGGCCGCAAAGATAGCCGAGGCAGCGCGAGAAGGAATCTCGCCTCGCTCTCGAAGCACTGGAACTACGGACAGCCGAAGGTCTTTGTCAGCCTCTAGTTGTTCCAGATAATCTCGAGTTTGATCTGCCCCCAACTCCGACTTGAGGATGGCATCTCTCGTTTCTCGATACCGTTTCAAGTAACGCTCGATAGCCAGCACTGACTCGCGAGTCTCGATCAGCCCTCTTCGAGCATTGGCGTAAGCGTAGTACTCCCCGATATCTCCACGCTCTGCGATCTTCTTGAGCGTAGCCACCATCTTGTCCGACTCGTCACGCAACTCGTAGAACTCTTGCTGCTGACGATCGCCGGCAGTACCAGCGCCGTAGAAGAATCGGCGCACACCCGGGATGTTATTGACGTCAGAGTAGTCGGCGCGGGTTCCTGCCGTCTTATCACCGTCCACTTCACGGATGATCTTGTCGGTCATCAGGAACAAGGACAGGCCCAATGAACCACCGTACCCACCCACCAGATAGTCGAGCTTCATCGGACTGACGTTGATCAGCTTGCCCAACTCCTTGGATATCGTGGACGTACGTTCGTCGTACTGCTCCGAAGCCTCGGTTCCCTTGTTCACCCAGTAAGGCACGATGTCCTGCCCGGTGTAGCTGTTCTTGTTGCGCCAAACATCGATCAGGGGCTTCACAATCTGGAAGCCGGTGATGTCAATGTTCGTGGAGTTGTTCACTTGGCGGACAAGACTGTCGCGGAATCCACGGGCATCCATATCCCCGAACATAAAGTTCAGGAAGGTTTCTGGAACTGCCTTGAACATCATGCCGATTTCGAAGGGGATGGGAATCTTCAGCATCACGCCCTCTCCCAAGACGGGAGCAGGGATCAGCCAGTTGTCATCTCGCACTTCTCGACGGGCTTTCTTGTACTCCTCGTTGTCGCTCATGAGCATGAAGTAGACGCCCGTCATGGCGGCCAACATCGCACCGCGCATCAAGGCTCTCTTCTGCGTCACAGCGCGAGGCTCCAGCCCCTCGTACGGCGAGTACTTGCCGTACAGTGAGCGATAGATCACATCGAGGCCTTGGATACGGGCGTTCAAGAACGGCACGGAGGCAGTCACAACGCGCCACAGCGGGGTGCCACCACGGCGGCTGAAGTTCAGCACTTCGATGGCTGCCTGACGAGCGGCAGCCTCGCTGCCTGTCTGCTTCAGCACCGAGTTGTACACAGCCATACGAGTGGCAGCGTCAGAGCGGGTACTCATGTCGCCCAGCCAATCCCACACGCGGGTCACAGCGTTGCCGCTAGTGACAGCGTGGTTACGCATGTCAATGCCCTGCTTGCGATACTGTCTCTTGATGTATTTCTTTAAGTCCTGCGGGTCGGCGGACATATCGTATCCACCCACGATGCCGGTCTTCAGCAGGGTATCGATCTCGCCCATGCCGAACTGCTTCAGCGTGTCGATGACCGGGACATAGCCAGTGCCACTCGTGACGAACGAGGAAAGCGTATCTCGAAGCATGTTGGCGACGATAAAGCCCGGGTCTCGCGTCACTAACTCTCGAAGTGCATTCGCTGGCATGGCCAGAATCTTGGTCATCGTGTTGAGAGTCGGATCACCGTAGTTCATCATCGACTCGTGCAGCAGCGGGTCTGCCACTTCGTAGTAGACCTCGTTGCCATCAACGAATGTCGTCTTGATGTAGCTGCCGCGCTGACGAAGCTGAGATGCCTGCTTCGCCGGGTTCGGTCCATCAATCAGTCTTGCCTCTCCCACCAGCACTGAGTTACGCAGGATGCGATTGGCAGCCACGTTCTTCAAGCCGGCAGAGATGATGCCGAATGCGTTCTTCGAGATCATCTCGAACGGGTCAGCATCCTCCAGGTCTTTCGCCCTGTCGGTCAAAGCGCGAGTGAGGAAGTCGGCCTTCGTCATAGAGGACTTGCGGCGGAAGCCTTGGTCACGCATGACCGCCTCTTCCATCTCCTCGTAGAACGGGAAGTAATCACCCCACTGCTTCCACTTATCAGCCAAGTCCTCCGTCAAAATGCCGGTGTCCTTGCCGAACTGGATCAGCGTGTTGTTCCAGTTCTGGTACTTGTTGTACGCCTCAGTGACTTGCGGGAATTCAGTGTCGATCTCTTCGATCAACTGACTGATCTTTGCATCACTCGGGTTGTCCACAAGCCTGACTTTCTTGGCAGCCTCGATGATCTCTTTGAGAGCTGCCACTCGATTGGGGTCTGCATCCGGGCCAATGTTGTCAAGCTCGAACATCGCTTGCTTGGCACGATTGCGGAAACCCTGCACACGCTTGAGCGTGGAGTAGGCTTTGAACTGCCCCATACCATTAGGCACAGTGCCGTTGACGAGCGGCCCCAAGATATCGAGCAAGCCCGGAGTGCTGGAGTCCACATCGATGTAGCCAGCAAACTTGTCGTTCTCGAAAGCACCGGGGTCTGCCGCAATCATATTGCGACCCGACACCCACTTCACACCGCCATAGTTCATGGCAGATGCCAGCCATCCTCTGGCTCGATCCAGCTGACCGAGGGCAGCACTCGCTGAAGTTTCAGCCAGCAGCATTCCCTCGTTCTCGGTTCCGATGAGGGCAGACTCTTGGCGACGAAACTCGTTGTAGCGATCGATCACTGCCTTGCGGAATACGCGAGAGAAGTCATCAAAGGCAGACTTGAATCCGCCATCCTGCCAGCTCTCTAGGATCATGAGAGCCTTCTGCCCGAACGTCATATCCTCCGGCTTGATCTTGCCGTAACGACGTACGCCTTCCTCGATCACATCGTTGTTGATCGGGTCTTCCGCAATCTCATTCAGGCGGAATCGATTTCCCGAATCTGGGAACGGCACTTCCCTGCCATCTTGATCGAACTTCAGGGCAGCGGCAGTGGCGATCTTCGGAGCATTCGGATTGAAGCGCGGGATGTAACCCTTCGGCGTATTGCCGATATGGGTTTCCATAAAGTCATCAACGCGCTTCTCGTCTGCCTCTGAGATAGGCGTTTCGAGAGCAAGAGAACCTTCATCCACATCCCCGTATGGAGCCATTGACTCCTCACGAGACACGGGCATCGGGATGCTGGCGTTACCTTCCTGCGCTTCAATGCGAGTCGGCCACGATTCTACGTAGTCAAACTCACCCGGCTTGCTTTGCTCAGACCAGCGAATGGGATTCGGGTCCATAGTGCGAAGGATGACCGGCATTGAGCTATATCCGGCGTTCTTCAACGCCCTTGCTCTGTGCCTGCCCTCGTGACCGACAATCTTGAGAACTCCGTTCTCATTCAGAGATGCATGCAGGAACGGGATGGAACTGAACTTCTTCCCTTCGGCCAGAAGCTTTTGAATATCATCATCCTTGGCCTGCATGTAGCCAGGCCTTGCCAACTTCAGGAAGTCATCGATGTTCATCTCGATGAGCTTCTCTCTGCTTTTGTAATCTGGGACACGCAAGCGATTGACAGCGACAGGATCGAACATGCCAACCGCGCTACCCTTGCTGGGTCTTACGCCATCCTTGCCAACCACCACTTCCAAGTCAGACTGAGTGATCTTGACTGGGCCACGGCGACGCTCACCCTTGTTCACGATCTTCTTCACTTTCGCCAACTCTTGGTCTGCGAAGTTCAGCGATCGGATCGTGGCATTGGCGTCCGGGTTGAATACAGAGAGTCCCGGCGTTCTCGCGCCGATCTCTCCATCTGCAACAGCAGAGAAGATTTGATCAATGGACGTAGCACCTGATCCCTTCCACGCCGTAGCGAAGGACTGGATGAAGTTCATGATGCGCTGGAACAGGGAAGCGGGTTTGCCTGCGGCAAACTTGCCGCCGTGCTTACGCCACAGGCGGAAGCTCTCTGCCACTGCCTCCTCGACGAGTTGCATCTCGTTGAGTCCTTTGCCTGCATAACGCAGACGAATCTCATCGAGCATGGTGGTGGGAGGCAGCTTGCCCTTTGGCTTGAGCATCAAGCTCGTATCGCCAGCCTCATCGAGGTAGGCTCTATTGATCTTGGCAGTGCGAACGAAGTTCGAGAGAGTGTTCCACTCCTGCTCGGTGAACATATCCGCTTCACGCATAGCGTGAATGGTTTCGTGATCCACCGTACTGACAATGCGATCGATGATCGCTTCAGTGGATACGTTCGGATCATTCAACTGATCGCCAATGTTGATGACGATGGACTTCTTGATGGGCGAGAAGTAGCCAAGTTGCATGACCGTCTGGCCAGAGGGCAGCTTGCGAGTTTTAGCCTCGCCCTTGTTCAGCGAGTACTTAACAAACTTGGCAATGCCGTAACGATTCAGAGCGTCAGCCAGAATCTTGTCGAAGTTCGTGGCAACACGCTCAACTTGCGGGTCAGCGCCTTGCGCAACGGCAGCTTCTTCTCGCTTCTCCGCTTCCTGCTTCACTTCCGCAGTGGGAGTCTTCGGGTCAGTGACTGCCTGCTTCGCCTGCTGCTCGACACGCTTAACGGAATCTTCCGTAAAGCCTGACGCTCTCATTCTGGCGGCAGCCTGCTCCACGGTTTCGTTCTGCAGCAGTCCCGCTGCCTTAGCCTTACGATCGGCAATGTAGTCTTGCTCTGATCGAATCAGTTGGATTTTCCCAGGAACGACTGGCTTGACTCTGCCGCTAAAGAGCAGATCGCTATACATCTGCTTCGAGGCAGCATCCGAAAGTCCAGTGGCTGCCTGAATATCCTTGGCAGAAAGGCTCGGCGTCTTGCCGTCTTTGGCTGTGCCAAGCACGCCAAGAACTCCCTCGAACTGAGAGCGGCTGTACTGACGACGGAATAAGTTCGGAAACTTGATCGTCTCCGGCATGGCGGGAGTGTTGGCAATGCGCGTCATCAAGTAGGTGTACTTGGCGTAGTCTTTGAACGCCTTATCCTTGACGTCGATCTTGAGGTTCTTGTCGTTACCGAGTTTTGTCAGGGCAGATGCCGTGATGGTTCGCTTGTTGGCGAAGTTCGGGTCAACCAGCACTTCTCGCTTGATGTACTTGTTCAGCAAATCGTTCTGCTCAGTAATCTGAGCAAAGCTTTGCATCATCTCGTCGAAGTCCTTCGGGCCAAGTAACTTCTTGGCTTCCTCTGGCGAGTAGAAGTCCTTCATGCCGACTCGCTTTTCCTTCGGCAGGAAAGCGGAGATAACCGACTTCTGAACCAGTCGGTTCTTCGGTGATCGCAGTGATGCTGCCAGACGATAAGCGGGGTTGTTATCGATCAGGCCAGTGAAGCGCAACACATTGGCTGCCGAGATGGCAGCGTTCTGGTTGTTGATCTCAGCCAAGTCAACAAACGCATCGTTGACGGAGGCGTACTGCTTGTCCGTCACGGGTGATGCAGTCATCACATCAACAAGACCGAACGTGCCATCGCCTAACGGCTGCACTTTGATGAAGCTATCTTCACTCGGCGTTGCAATGCGACCGCCTTGAATGGCAGAGAGGATTCTCGCTGGCTCTATGCCCGGGATGTTTCCATCCTTAGAAACGCTCAGAGCTTTGCGTACAGCACCAAATGCCACGCCCTCTGCCACTTCCTTGGAGGGTTTGGCAATGCCAAGATCACCGGCTGCCGCTATGGCAACCGCATCCTCTACGCTTCGGCCAGCGGCGAGTTCCCCAGTGATGTCGTAATAGCCATCACCTTCAGGGCTGTAGGCCATCGTCGAAACGCCGCCCTTACCGTCAGGCGATGAGAACACGGTGACACGAGTGAAGCGATCTGGATTACCAGAGAGTGATACCGTGTAGATGCCCTCGTTAGTGGGGGCAGCAGGGATGGCGCTAGGCGGCGGCAGCATCAATACGCTAGGAGCCGGCTGGCCACGCTTGGCTGCATCTTCCTCGCGCTGCTTGCGAATCTCTTCTGCCTGATCTGCAGTGAAGCGGTCAATGCGCTGACGTCGGAGCTTCTCTTCCTTATCTCGGTAAAGCTTGTTGGCCACTGTGCGGCGGCCACCCATTGCATCGACGATCACATCCGCAATCGCACCGACACCGCCACCCACCATCAGATCGTCCATGAAGGACTCACCGATCTCGATGTCAGCGTCGTAAGCCACATTGCTCACGATGTTCTGGCCGATACCCGCCAAGCCTTCCTGCAATCCTTCTGCTGCGCCTTGCGTAACAGCGCCTTTCGTTAGGCGCATGATGTCGTCGGACACAGAGCCAGCAAGGGGGCTGCGCTTATCTAATCGAGAGAAGATGTTCAGCAACGCAGAACCCGTCTCCGGCGTCACCTTACTGAAGAGCCGATTGATCGGCAGCATTTCAGTGGCGCCGATACCAGCACCACCAATGAGGCCAGCAATCTCCTGCCCGGCAGTGATTTCTTTGCCAAGCTCACGCTCTTGCTGCATGCGCTGCGCTTGTTCGCCAGCGCCGCCTGCTACAGCCAAACCCACGCCGGCAGTACGGGCAGCTACGCCAGTGGCGGAGGCTCCGAGTGCTTTAGCAATGCCACCCGGCATGGCGTAAGTGGCAACAGAGCCTAATCCTGCGCCTAACTTCGAAGCTAAGAAATCCTTGTACGGCTCCTCTGGAGCGAGGATGCTCTCGTCCTCTAAGTACTTCTGTGCGGCAGCAAGATTGGTTTCAAACTCCGTGTCGATGCCCGGAGTGACAGCGCCAGCAACGCCCTGCGCTGCCCCAATCAGAGAACTTGCAAAGCCACGCGGGATTCCCTTGAAGAACTCCGCCGCTCCACCGCCTAATGTTTGATAGGGATCAAGCAAGGAGCCGTATTCATCTGGGAACCGCTGCGCCAAATCCAATCTGAGGCGATACCGATCTTCCTCGGTAAGTTGCTCAGGGAGATCCAACGTGCTGCCATCGGGCAGTCGAAATGATCTTTTATTGGCAGGCACTAATGTGGCCATTCAGAACCCCAATTGTCGATGTAATTACAGGGCGGATTCTAAGTCAGAAGCAGAGGCAAAGTTCTGCCCCATTAGTGGGAATGTCGGTGTCCCCTTGCCTCGATAGTAATCTGCCTGAGACTGCAGCAAATTCTCTCTAGCAGTCAACAATCGATCGTCGTTGTCCTGCGCTTGCCGCGCAATCGCCAAACGCTCAGCATCGTTCTTAGCTGCCGCCACTCTGGCAGCGGCCTCTTCACGCAGGGCTTGACGGCGCATGTCGATGTCAGTGAGCTTGAGACGAATCTCGGTGTCGAACCGAGCCTGGTCACGAGCGATAGCCGCAGCCTCGCGAGCATCAGCCCGTTGCTCTGTGCGTTGACGCTCTTTGATCCCCATCAAACCCATCTCGAAATCACGCTGTTCGCGGCGGAACTCGCGATTGGCTGCCTGCTGTTGACGAGTCAATGCCGACAAGCCACGGGCGATATCACCACGCTGGGTGGCAGTGCCAATCACTTCCCCAAGGCCGGCCAGCATCTCTGCCTGACTCATGCGCCTAAAGTCTTCCTCGTTCGGCTGATAGCGGTAGTAACGCTCCAGCATCTCCGGCGTGAATTCATCAGCGCGTTTGCCAGTGACAGCCACTTCCTGCAACGCCTCGATGCCGGGGCGTCTAGCTACGGTTGGGCGAACTCCAGCCTGCGGCGCAGCAGCAGGGGGAGCCGGAGGCGCCACTGCCGTATCACCTCCCACCGGCACCCCACGGATCATGGCGGTTTGTCCGCTGATAATGTTCTCGATTCCGGGTATGCGAGGGGCAGCATCAACGGACGTAATGCCAGGGGCTGAGGACGGCGTAGCCACCGGAGCCTGCCCGATAGCAGGGGCGGTCGCTAATCCTTTCATCGATGCCAATTCCGCCCGTAGAGCGGACGCATCTCCGCCTGCGGCTTCGACAGTCGCAATCTCCCGCCTCAGACCTACTTCCGAGCGGCGGGGAGTCAACGCCCTCAAGCCTCGGCGGACAAGATTCGACAGCGGCTGCCCCGGCACATTCATGCCTTCTTGCATCCGTGCATCATCTGCCCTGCAAAGGCGGCTGCCTGCTGCTGAGCGACCGGGGGAGCCACTTCCTGCTGGGCTGCCATCTGCCGCTCAACCCGCTGGCGATCCTGCTGGCGGCGCTGAATCTCAGCCATAACGAGGTACGGGGGGTAGCCCCGCATCGGCTGCTGGGCTTCTTGCAATAAGGACTGGTCGCTAAAGGACTCTAAGTCCTTCTGTTGGTCAATCAGGCTCATCGATTAGCCCCCTCGGAGTGCGTTGTAAAGCCCAAGCCCTGACAGTCCCGCTCCCAGCGTGGACTGGAACAGGCTCGGCTGTTGCTGGAATGTCGAAACCGTTTGCTGCGGCTGAACCGGAACACCGCGAAGGATGTTGGAGTAGAAGCCCAACTGCCCTTGCGTGTAGCCCATCTGGTTCAGGAAGTCCTGATAGCCGACATCGAGCGAGGCTTGGTTCAATGCGCGCTTACGCTGACCCACTGCCTCCTGTTGGCCGAGCCGCTCAATGTCCAAAGCCTGCTGGGCTTGGCCTAAATTGCCAAGAGTCTGTGCGGCTGCCAGCTGTTGCTGACGGCCAGCTAAGTCTTGCTGCAGGCCAGCCAACCCGAACTGAGTTTGCTGCTGACGGGAAGCCTCACGAGCCGCTTCCTGACGCGCAGCCAATTCAGCTGACGCCAGACGCTGTTGCTGCGTGGTCTGTTGGGCAGCCAATCCCATTTGAGCCGCCGCTTGTCGAGCCGCCTCTTGCGCCTGAAAGCCTGACAATCCGCTGGCTGCTGCGGCCTGACGGGCAGCCTCTTGAGTTTGGAAGCCAGCCAGCTGCGCCTGACGATCACGCTCGTACTGCTGCATGGCAGTTTCGTACGCAGCCGCACGTCCCTTGGCAGTGACGTCACCCACTTGTTCCAGAATATTGCGCTGCAGTTCTGAACGCTCAAGAGCCTCGCGGTATCCGCCGCGACCACCCGCTTGAGCAGCTGCCTGACTAATACCCGTTCTTGCTCGTTCAGCCCCCTTCTCTAACTCACGAACCGCCGCACTCGTCACTGCCTCCTGATACGGAGTCATGTATCGAGAAGCCACCTCGGAGGTGAATGGCCCAACGCCACCAAGTATCCCTGCCTGATATGCCGCTGGGCCAACGCCGGCTTGGTAGCTGGCAGTGATATCAGTTGGGGCGTAGGCTGCCGTGAAAGTGCCGGGTTGGTATAGCTGTGCAAAGTTAAACGCACTCGGGCCTGCCTGCGCAGCCTGAGCAGCAACGCCAGTGGCTGCGGCAATCTGTTGCGGAGTGGCCAGCGAAGAAATGCCACGCTGTGCGGCTAGCTCCGCCTCAGTGAAATCAGCAAGCCTTGCGCCTGTATACGGCTGATAGCCCTGAAGGCTCTCGGTTTCTGCTCTCTGGAGCAGACGCTCGAAATACGGGGCGGCGTACTCAGGCAGTGCCTGTTGGTAGACCGTGGTGCTAGTGGGTGCTGTTTCTGCCATTGATGTTTCCTCTAATCAAGCAGGCAAGACTTTGGCTGAGTTAATGGGTCGCGCCTGCTTGGTTGACCCAGTTTTATCTTTACGAACTCGGGACATCATCTGTTCAAGTTTATGCCTTCCCGAGTCACTATTCCCATCTCCGAGCATGCTGACCACATCAGCAGGGATGATGAACTCGCCCGGCGAGACTGCGACCCGTTCGCTGCTGCCAATCACGCCATCGACCATATCGTCCATGCCGCCAGTGTGGCCCTCCACCATCCCTTCCTTGCGGCTGCCGTTGGCAACAGACTCTAGGGTCTCCTCGCGGAGTTTGCGGAAGGCACGGTTGCCGTGCAGATCAATGAACTTCTGGATGACATCATCGGTCTGATCTTCCGGCAGCTGCCCTAAGATTGCAGCCTGTGTCAGCGGGATCAGCTGGCGACTGCCATCTGTCATCGGCGCGTCAGAGTCCTCCATCATGGTCTCTTCTATCTCGCCGCCCTCGTTATAGCCTTGGATCATCTCCAAGTAGCCACGAGGTGAGTACGACTTAATCGTACCGCCAACAGCTTTAGGCTCGATGCGATCGTCAGGTGTAGTGCCGGGGCGTGTACCCGGACTTCCACCCGGAGTGGTTCCCGGCTGAGTCGTATCAATCACTGCCGGCGGATTCAGGTTCGTGAAGAACATCCACTCAGGCAGGAAGCCATGGCGGTAGTCTCCCGGTGCGCCAAAGTACTTACGCTCTTGGCCTTCCGGGATATAGCCAAGGCCGCCAGTGCCAGTGTATCCGCCACCGCCACCAACGCCGGCTCCAGCCCCACCCGCAGTGCCGCCAGCCAATGCTGAAAGCAACTGGGCAATTGCAGCGTCCGTTAAAATCTCTTGCCCTTTCTCCTTCAATGTATCCAGCAAACCCGGAGTGTTAATTGGAGTTGGAGCAGTAGGCGGGACGAATGGCGTAGTAGTTGGAATATTTGGCGTCGGCACATTCAAGTCAGGCTCACCCGGCTTGCTGCCTCGAATCACCACTTCCGCTTCGGTCGGGAACATATCCGACGTTAAGTCAATATCGCTATCCACCACATCAAGGTTAAGGACAGGGACATCCACTTCCTGCACTGGCGTACGAGGACTTGTCACCACCACCTCATCGAGCGGAGTCTCGATAACAGGCGTAGCCGGAGGCGGAACAGCCACTACAGGCACATTCACCTGTTGATCTGTTTGCGGCCCAGTCCTCACCGTCACTTGATCAAGCGGCGGTTGAACAACATCAGCAGGAGGCGCTGGCGGAGGCGTAGTCACAACAGGCACATTGGGCTGCTGCGTTGTTTCCGGGCCAGTTCTCACTGTGACCTGATCAAGCGGAGTCTGTACCACAGGCTGCTCTGGAGCAGGTGGCGGGGTAACAACTACAGGCGCATTGGGCTGTTGAACCGTCTCAGGACCAGGCCTCACCGCGTTGCTTGAGCAATGCTGTTGGCTTGATTTACTGCCGACACGATCACCGTGTTGGGGTCAGCGACAGTAACGAGCGTGTTGTTGACTTGCTCACCGAGCGGCAGATTGTCCAATGCCCAGTTGTTGTAGGCATCTTTGATTCCGCCCAACGCAGTCTCAGCAATAAAGCTAAGACCGCCAGCGATCAAGCCAGCTTTCAATGCGTCCTCGAAACTGCCCCCTTGCAAGGCAGAGCCAGATGCGCCAATGATGGCAGAGCCAAGCGCAGTTGTGCCTGCCTTGCCAAGTCCAGCAAGGCCAAGTTTTGCACCAATCGAGCTAGAAGCCACTGCATCGCCAAGCGCAAATGGCACACCAGCAAATGCCAGAGCCACTGTGATCAGCGGGATAGTCAGGTTCTGCTTGGTTGACTTCATGCCAACCTGATCAGCTGCCGTGGGATATCCAACGCCACCCGAAGCCTTGAGAGCAGCAATGTCTTTTTGCATCGCTGCGTTCTTGTCTATCGTGTAGATGTAGTCGCCCACTTTCGCGCCGGGGTACAGAAGCGGGATCACCTTATCAACTGGCATTGCTTCGTAATAGGCGCGGATATCATCTTCAGTCATCGGCCCAGCCATCTGGGAGATGTCCGAAGTTCTCATCATGTTGGCAGTGAAGATGCCCTGCGTCATTTCGCCGGGGTTGAACTTCTCGATGTACTGCTTATCGCCAGAAATGGCCAGATCAAAAGCCTTCTCGAAATTTTTGGCAGCGAGAGCCTGACGAATATCGTCAAAGCGGTTCTTCAGGAAGCTGCTGTATTCATTCATCTGCTCGACGCCCTTCAACTCCTCTGGGGATAGCCCAGCTAAGAAGTTGGCTTCCATCGCAGCAGTGTCTACGCCAGAGTAGAGCGGCTTCATGTTGGCAGCGATAGCATCTGCCTCCGCCTGAGTGAGGCCGTAATCAGCCAGCGTTTGCTGCGGCGGCGCTTCAACTGTCGGCTGACCAATCGGTTTGTACACCGTTGCAGACACATTGGGGTCAACCGAGATCGGACCGATGGCAAAGTTTCTGGCCACATCAACCTGGCCGCCAACTTTTGGCTGGCTGAGCAATGCAGCTAATTCATATAAGGCTTGATCATTAAATCCAGTGCTTTCTGGAATTTCAGCGCCGGGAACAAAGAAGCTGCTGACGTCCACTGGAGCAGGCTGAGAATCAACCGGCGTCACAGGCGGATTATAAATAGGCTCATCTGGAAGCGGCCTGTCAGCAGGAACCGCAGCTTGCTGGCTTCTAGTGTCTGCTGCCTTGTATGTGTCAGGCAGTTGATCGTACGGAGTGCGAACGCCGGTCTCTTCTGGCAAGCGGTTATATGTGCCGTCTGACCACAGGAACCATTCCTCGCTACCTTGATCGTTGAATTGATCAAAGGAGATGAGATCGCCGTCGAACTTGCGCTGCACAATGCCGCCCTCCGCCATTCCCGGTCTGTAGTACGGGTTTGAACTGGGGACAATCTGTGGGTACTTCGTTTGCAATTGCTTGCGACGCTGTGTTTGGCTCGTCAAGAAATTCTGGTACTGCCGGATGTAATCCTCTTCGGCATTGATACGGGCAAGCTCACCGAGGCCTGTTGTCAACGGCAACAACACTCCCGGCTTCTGGATTTGCTCCATGAAATTATCGAGGCCGCCTTCAGTGGCCACCTTCGCCATCTCAATAGGATTGAACTCAGGCGACTTGAAAGCCTCTGAATAGCGTGAACCGAACGTGCCTGTCTCTGGCTTTTTGAAGATGCCGAACTTGTAGCCGGTATCTGCGATGGGCTGGCCAGTCGCAGCATCTACTGCCGCATCTGGCGAAGTGGCGGCAAGATTTCGGCCCAGTCTGCCAACCGATGAGCTGACAAGACCAGACATGATGCCCTTCTCAAGGCTGCCACCACCGATCATGGTTGAGGCAGTGGAGGCCAAGAAGCTAGATACGCCGGGGGAAAATCCGACTGCCTTGAAAGCAGGGCCTAGGAAGGCAGAGCCTACAAATGGCAACAGGTCTTTGAACTTGAATGCCTCTGGTAAACCCGTCATCGGGTTCTCAGTGATGCCACCTAAGTTGGCAAGGTATTTCACTTCGCTAGGAGCGACGTGCATCAGCATGGTGTCGCCATAGCGACCCTGCTCAGCCAATATCCCTGCAAGTCCTTGCATCGTCTGGTTGGGCATCTTGATTACTCTCTCGAAGTTTCAACGCCGAATATGTTGAAAGCCACATTCGTTGCGCTGGCATAAACCCGAACCCTGTCAGTCTCGTTCAGGGTCATTCCGATAACGACTAGCAGCGTATCTTTCGCGCCGATCACATAGTCGTAGTAGATATACTGCTTTGTGCTGTTAGCTTCGTTAGCCACTGCCACAGAAATGCGGATCGTGACTGGCGAAGAGCCAGTGTTGCAGACCGTAATGCTGCTGATAGTGGCCTGCGCTTCAGCAGGCACAACATACAGGTCTGCTGATGTCGTGGCGGCGGGAGAAGCCTGACCAAGTACTTTGATTGAGTCTGCCATATTAAGGGTCTGTTAAATCCCAGTAAGACATTGCGCCGATCCCATCCCCTGTTCCAGTAATAACTCTAACTGCCAGCGTGTAGATGTCGCTGACGTTTGCCAGAGTTACTCCAAGCTGGAGATCGAAGTTGTATGAAGAGATTTCGTTGAATGGCGTTGAGGACAGTACACCGGAAGAGGTGTAATCCAGCTTCACGATCTCTCCGCCGGTCATTGATGTGGCGGCAGTGTCGAACTCTACGTTCGTAGAGAGGCTGCCAAACGAAGCCCCAGTCAATGTCGGGTTTTTAACTAACACCACTTCGAAATAGTCTGATGCTGAAGTCGGCATAAATGAGTAGCCGTTCGGGATGACAACAGCGCCGAGGTTGGTGGACTTAAGGCGAATGGATGTCAATGGGTAAAAAGAAGTTCCAATGCCCGTGGTTTCTGTTGTCTCTCTAGCCCAAGTTAACTGAGAGCGTTGCTCGTAACCGCCCTCGCTTGCAACAGAAGAGCATATTTGCTTCATGCTCTTGGTTCCCGATATGGCGCCAGTGTTCGTTATCTCGTAACGAAGCGGCAGTATCGCTGTCTGCATATAGACCTCTGTCAGCGAGTTGGCATTGTGAAATGTGTGAGCCACAATGTATTCGCCATCGATGACGAACCCACAGCGAACCGAGCCAACGCCAAGCCACTCAAAATCCATGAATAGGATTTGCGTCTTGGTTTCATCCAGAGTGACGCCACTAGGGCCGGTTCCATCCAGCTTGTCCCCGTTCCAACTGGATTGATTAACAGTCCTTGCATCGCTTACAGAACCGCTCGTATAGGTTCTGACAACGAAAGAGAGGGCATCGTCATTCTGCTGGAAGAAGACGCCATTGTTCGTGTTGAAGTAGCCGACCCTTTGGCGCAAGTTGGCTTCACCAGCCGCCATCGTGAAGGTGGCTAGAATCAACAACGACTTGCCCGGCTGATACGGGAACACTCGCCTTGTCTGCCTAACAACCTCGTCCCCAGATGCCGATGTAACTTGCATCCTGACGGCTGACTCGTTAGAGAGGAACGTGACCGTTCCAGAACCCGATGTGGATTCTGAGAACTGCGGGTCTTTAGCGTATCGGTTCTGGCTGTCAAACAGCGTATAGGGAGTGGAAGTCCTTAGTCGGCCAAACGCATCTAGCGTCGTGCCGCCGTAGAAAACTTCTTGACTGCCTTTTGGGTAAACCGAAATCACAGGGCTTCTCCGCCGCTAGCCGATATCGTGCATCCGGTAGCTGACGCTTTCACTTGGATCGTATCCCCAGCATTGAGTATCTGCATCCCACACCACTGCAGCGTGCTGTAGGCAGGCAGCGAGGCGTTATAGAGGATGGCGTTGCTGGCACTGGCCGTCCCCGCCGAAGGCACTAGAGACACGTATACGCCAATAGGGGAGCCTGTCGTGTTGCAAATATCCATGTCCTTGACGTAGGTTCTCGTGGACGCAGGGGCCGTATACAGCGTCGTATACGATGTCGTAATGGCTGCCTGCCCGAGCTTGAGGCCTGTGATGTTCTGGAATGCCATTAGCAGCTACCCCAGCTGCCTAGCCAAGCCCCGACATTGTTAGTGGTTGTCTGGGATGGGTAGAGCGGCATGAATTGAAACCGCTTCATGGCAAGGCTGCCCACGCTGTCCCCTTGAGTTTTGGCACGGAGAGTCTCGGAGCGAAGCTCCTGGATTTCCAGCTCTAAGGTTCTGCGAGTTAACGCTTCATTGAACTTGTCGTAAGCAGGGGCTGCAATTGGCAGCGTCAGTGGAATTCTGCCAGCCATTAGCGTTGACCATCCGTGCGAAGATCAAACCGAAGGTCGCCTAATCGCCACCCGTATCCTAGGCCAGCACTCTCCACTCGAACCGCCGCCTGACGCATGCGGTTTCTGACAAATACCTGATCAGTGGAGGAACCCACTGTCGAAGTGGATTTAGTGTTCAAGCTCTGCAATGGGTAATCCTTGCCCTTAATGACAAGGCTAATCATATTCGAACTGGTGGAGCCTTGGAATTTAAAGTCTGGGATAACCCTAGACATGAACATAAATTTCTGACCCGGATCAAGCTCAAGACTGCCAGACTCGATATAGGCAGTTAATGGGCTGCCATCAGCGTCGTAACCTATTTCATGCTGATAGAGATACCCAGAGCCATTAACTTTGCCAGCGGCAATCGGGAAGTTCTTCAGTGCGGAGTCATAGTAGGCAGTTCTTTCCATCGTGCCGATGTACCAGATTTCTTCCTTGTAGTTGTAAGTGACGTAACGATTCACTTCCTGTGAGCTGCTGGACGGGTAGTACCAAGTCACTTCGGAGAACTTGGAGTTAGTGGCGGCAAATATCTTGTATGCCTGCCCCAAGTTGATATCAGAGAAGACGTAATTCAGGACAGTACAATCCAAGGTTTGAACCGCTCCGTTGTAAACGTAGAAGTTGCCTTCGTCCATAAAGAAGACAAGGCCGTTTGCATCCGCTACGCAATTCGGAGATATACAACCGTGATAGTCCGAAACCAACGAGAATGAATAAACAAATGGAGAACCCACATAACGCATGCTGTATACGCCAGCGTCAGTGAATATCAGAACTTCTTGCTTGGTCTTTTGTGCCGTCACAACGTAAGAGCCAGAGCCTAGCAACTGACCGCCAGCGTCATTAGTGGATGTTGGTGTCCAGTCGATCGCGCTATCTGACTCTGACCAGCGAACAAGTAGCGGGTCTATGTTGGTAGAGCCAATTGGATTGCACCCAAACGCAATCACTTGAGCAGCGTTTTCGCTCACCATGATTTGAGTGGCTGCTACTGGCGCATCGGATGAGCCACTAACGGCAGTAAGAGCGACGCCTCTGGAGCTAGTCCCGAGGCTTTGATCCCAATAATAAACGGGCCTGACGGCGTAATGGCAGTGGAAGAACCCCAAGCGCCATAACCCCAAGGACCAATACCCCAGCCAGTGCTTGGGACGTAAACATCCAAGCCGACATTGATCTGGTAGACGGCCACAACAGAAGCACCGCCACCAGATACTGCCCCGCTAGCGCAAGGCGTGGCCACTATGATCTTGTAGCTGTTAGCGTTAATAATCTGGGTAATCTGATGCTCTTTGTTCAGATCGCCTGCCGGGATACCATCGAATCCAGACGCCCCGCTGTAAGTGACGAAATCACCCACCACGGCTCCGTGGTTAGTGTCTGCTACTGTGACCTCAGTAGACCCAGCTGCCCCGCTAGTAAACGGGTTGTTAGCCATTGGGTTAACTGTCTTACGAATCGGCGTGATGTCGTAATACGAGCTTCCCTCATTAACGTAAAACTTTAGGTTAGTCCCAAAGCTTAAATACGTTGTGAACGTATTAGTGGCCCAATCGAATATTGATCGGCAAGTTCCCAAGAATGTGGAGTCAATATACTTCTGCCAGCCGCCAATCTTTTCAGGCCTGCCTTGCCGAAAACGAACCTTATCGGAATCAAACCAGCCACCGTCAGCCGTATATTCGGTGCCTTCCTTGTTCACACCAGGCTGAAATTTCGGCTTCGTTAAGGCCATCTATCCTCCAACTAAACTGGTGCTAAGTGAGCGAAGATAGATACAGTGATCTTTCGTCGCGCCTTCTTTTAACTAATCCTGGTAGTACTCTGCCGCCAGCCTTTGTCCACTTTAGGAACTCTTCGGCAGCTTCCTCGAAATCCCCTCGATTGGTTTTCATCCGAAGGGAAGAACGCTGGAGATTGCCGAGACCCACGTTGAAGGCAAAACTGACGAGAGAATCGAAGATTCCCTGACGGCCAACAGCAGCAGGGCAAAGTCGAACCACGCCACGCTCAAACCGACCAAGGTCTTGAGCAAGGATAGAATCAACTTCGGCCACAGTGAGGACGCGATCCCAGCCTGCGGGTATCGGTAGATTACGTCGTTCCTCATACTTCACCGCCGCATGGGCTGGATCAATGACATGACCAACCCCCACCGTCCACAAGAGAGCAGGGCAGCGGTAAGGCTTAGTCCTTACCCCCTCGTGGTGTTTGATCATCTCGATAGCAGCAGGGCTGACTTTCACTTCTTTCCAAAAGCCTGAGTACCAAACCAGAAAGCAATAATGGACGAGAGGATTAGCATCTCGTCATCCGAAAACACTTCCGCCATCGCGGCAGCAAACGGCACACCCGTATTGTAGGCGTACCAGACGCCAGCAATATTGATGGCGACAAGCTCCAGCACGAAGATGTAGGTGACAACCGGACGCACCGAGGCGCGTAGGTTAATCATCCACTGTGACGCGCCTTTACCGATTTCCATATCGTGCTGGTACAGAGCTACTCGCTCTTCGGCTGCGGATTGAACCTGAACCTGCTCCAGCTTGATCTCTTCAACCCGGGCTTGAGCAATAAAGCCACGCTCTGCCAGGGCTAGTTCCCGCTCCTTCTGAGCGGCAACCAGGGCTAACTCGTGCTTCTTGTCCTGCCTGTCTTGGAATATCTGAAGGATTTTAGGAAGTCCACCAGCGAGGAAGGACAGGAAAGTGGAAATCATTGTCATCATAAGTTGGCCCTCATTTATCCCGCTTGTTAACGAGATCAAACAGAGTTTTGATTTTGTCTTCCAGCACTGCGACTCTTAAATCCAGTTTCGATAAGACAATGATCAGTGTGATTAAAGCAAGAATTACCGGCCAAGCTCTTGTGAAAATCTCAAAAAGCTCCACGCTGACCACCGTCTACAAAAAAAATAGAGACTGAAACTGCCGTCATTTGTTTCGCTCCTCTATTAGCTTTACACGCACTTGCAAGTCATGGATGTCTTCCATGATGTCGTCTTTTAATTCTTGGCGACGAGCGGCGCTCAAGGGGCTATCTGTGGGAACGCCATCCTCGGTAATGAGAATAGGAATTTTGGATTCAATGGCAATTAGACGATTGTTGAACGATGCAATCTCCGCCAATAGCCAGCCCACAGCTGCCAGCAGGACTGGAAACAGCATGTCCACAATCTTCTGCATGTTCATTTGTCTGCCTTCTCATCCAGCTTATCGAAGATCTTACTCAGCATATTTTTAATGTCGTCAATGTCTCGCTGATACGTTGTTTGAGTAACGTAGTTAAGCGGCATATTGCGAACGTCTTTATCCAAACGCTCAATGCTGCGGGTGATCTGGTTAAGAGACCACCCACCGAAGAACGCCGCCACACCCACTACAATATTGAAAAGCACTTGAAGTTCCATTTAAGTGTCCCGGCTTATATGGGCTGACCATCGACAGTGATGTCGAACTCATTGCTGACCACCGCAGAGGCAGTCACAGGCGTCGGCTCGGTGGGGTCAACAACAAGCGGCGGGTCAACCACTTCATCCCCTTCCTCGATCTCCTCCTCGATGACGGCGGTTAGCGGATACTCGCACTCCACCCACGCCATCTCGCTGTGGTTCCAGTTCCATTGGTAGCCGGGACGATCCTCGGGCTTGGGATCACGCACGACCCACTCGCCGTTCAGCCACGCGACTTCTTTGCCCTCTGGCGCTTCTGGCTTGGCAGGAACTTCATACCATCCCTTGTTGTTGTCTGTGACTTCAACCGGGTAATGGCCTTTGAAACTATAAAGAGTCATGTGTCACCTTACAGGGTCAGGAACGCCGTAGTCGGCGGGGTGAAGTTGCTGGTGTAACGGGCGATGCCTTTGGTGATGCGAACATCCTGCAAATACCCGGCATATGGATAATCTGCGTTCCAACCGGTTGTACTCAGCCGCAAGAACGTTTCCGGTTGTTACTTGGGTTGTTGCGCCATTAAAGAACGCAGAGATAGTCGCGTTAACCTGAAAAACACCGTACCCCACATTTCCCGCGTAATGTTGCATACCCAATATACAACTGTAACCTGATGCAGCAGGGGCAATCGTGTCCGGTCGCATCCAAAACTCAATAGTAAAATCACTTCCAGACAGCAGGTTTAGGTTGGTAGTAACACCGTACCCATTCAACTGATCCCCGCTACCATCGAAATACATCGACGACCCGCCGAACTTGCTCTGCGTCGTGCTGATCTGCGCGTTGCCCACCGTCTCAAGGTCGTTCTTGGACGTAGCGTCGTAGATGCCTGCGTTGGTGAAGTTGGTGAGCAGTTGTGTTCCAGACACCGCAGTTAGCGGAGCCGTTGGAATTGTGTAAGTCGTTCCAGAGTATTGAGCGGTTCCTTTTAACACGCGAATATCTGAAAGGTATCCATTCCACGGAGTTGCGGTTGGGTACTCTGCGCCAATGCGAATTCCGTTGTTTGCCGTTCCGGTAAACGTATTGTTGCTGCTTAACTGCGCTTGTCGCTTGCCGTTTGCGTACAGGGATATGTTATTGCTGCCTGTGCCGCTTCTCACCAAAGCAAAATGCGTCCATTGGCTAGGAACCATGGAGTCACTACTGATCATTGTTGACCCGGCCACAGATGCGCGGAGCGTTGCCGATGCTGTAGACACCCACATCTCTATGCCAGAACTTCCAGCCTCACCAAGTTGGAAAAACACAATGGTTGATCCGTAGTTTGATCCGTTAAACCAACCCTCAATCGTAAAGTCGCCGTCCAGCGAGTAAGCAGAACTGTTTGCGATTTGCAGGTAATCCCCGCTCCCATCAAAATACCCACTCCCGCCATACGTCGCTGCACTCCACGCTGCCGTGGGGTTGAACGGGCTGAAGGCTTGGACAGATACATCACCGTTGCGCGTGATGGCAAAGGCGTTGCTGCTGTTGTCTACAAAGCGGTTGCTCTGACAGGTCAGCAGGGAGGTGTTGGTGATAGCGGTGAGTGGCGTTGTGCTAGGCGTAAAGTTAGCCGTGTAGACGGCGGTGCCTTTGACAAGACGCGCATTAGAAATGTAGCCGGGGAAATATGAACCGGCTGCGGCTCGGCTTGTGTAAGCGCCAATCGTGACGCGCTGCGAGGTTAAGTTTGTGGAGTTACTAACGCTTCCAACTTCTAATCCGTTAATAAACAGTTTTAACGTAGACCCGCTGCGAGCCATCGCAACGTGCTGCCATTGATTTGTCGTCAGGTTGGACGAACTGCTTAAAACAACCGACGACGTTGCAATGTCTAAACGGCCAGTAGTTGTGTATTCAAGCGAGAACCCACCGCCAGATGGAGTGCTTTCGCGTTGATCAATAATGACGTTTGAACCAGAGCCGGGAAGTGACGTTGGGTAAACCCAGCATTCAACCGTAAAATCTCCGGTGCCGTATGCAAACGCAGCATTATCGGCGGGGTACAGAAAGTCCCCACTACCATCAAAAAAGTTCCCCCACCCCGTCTGCGAGAACGGCGAGAACGTACCCTGCGTGGTGTTGCCGTTGCGGGTGATGCTGAAGGCATTGGTAGACGAGTCTAGGAACGTATTGTTCTGCGCTCCGTTGGTGCCGTTACCGGGCAGCAGCAGAGTGGTGTAGTCAAAGTACGGATCGGCAGTCAGCGTGACCGTACCGCCAATGTTCGGGAACTCTGCCGTTGGAGGCGTAAAGTTGTAGGGGTAGCGGCCTACGCCCTTGGAGATACGCCAATCGTCAACGTATCCGTTCCAAGGCCAAGTTCCTCCCGGCTGCTGTCCAATGTTTAGAACCTTGGACGTAGAACCGATGGAATTCGTATTCGCAATCGTGGCAAACGCTGTGCCGTTGATGTATGCCTTGATAACACCAGCATTGCGCGACGCAGCAAAATGATACCAAGTGCCAGTTTTAATAAGGCTTGTCGCAAAAAAACTAGTATTTGCGGTTGTCAAAAAGCGCAGCGACCCATTGTTTTCAATCTGGATCAACCATTCATCTGACGTACCTGTAGTCCAAGTGCCGCCCAAAACGTAATATTGATTTGCAAATGAATTCAAATAGAACCAGCCCTCAATTGTAAAATCGCCGGTTCCGAAGTTCATGAACTGGTTGTAGGGAATTGTTAAATAATCCCCCGTCCCATCAAACGACATAGACCCCGTGCCGTACTTCTTGACCGAGGTGCTGATCTGGGCATTGCCGACCGTCTCGTAATCCGCAACGGCAGCGTTGTCAAAGATACCGGCGTTGGTATTTGCAGACAGGAAAGCCGTATTGGTAACAGCAGTCAATGGAGCAGTCGGAACCGTAATGCTAGTTTGAGTCGGATCATAGATGGCAGACCCGTTTACGATTCGGCAATCAGTTATGTATCCGGTGAAATAGTCTTGAGCCTGCTTGCTTCCGATGGTCATTGTTTCCGTGCCGCTGTTAAGCGTCGGATTGCTAGTGTCAGTCCCAAACCTTGAACCATTTAAATATGCAGAAATTGTGCTGCCGTTACGCACAACTGCAAAATGGTTCCACGCATTTGGAATCCACGTTGCTGTTGAAAGAGTGACAAACCCGCCTGTCGTTTTTAATTGAGCATAAAAGGTTGAACTAATACGCCCAATTTGGAACATTGATTGGGTATCACTTACGGTTCCCCACTTGTTAAATACAAGTTGAGTGGCGTTGCTTGTGGTTGGATAAAACCAACCCTCAATGCAGAAGTTGTTCGTTCCGAGGTTAAACGCCGAGTTGTTGGCGATGCTAAGGTAATCCCCACTCCCATCAAAGTAGCCGCTGCCACCGACCGCGCTAGTGCTGTAGGCCGTGGTGGGGTTAAAGGGCGAGAAGGGCTGGACGGAGGGGGAGCCGCCAATCGTAAGCGTATGTGCGCTCGCACTTGCGTCAATAAAGCGGTTGCTTTGACAACTTAAGAGTTTAGTGTTTGTAATCGCTGTGAGCGGCGTGGTGCTAGGCGTGAAATTGCTGGTATAAACCGCTGTGCCTTTTACATATCGGAAGTTTGATAAATAACCACCGAAGTTTGACGGATGCGAACCAGCAAAAGAACTGCCAAATACAAATTGGTTTGCAGATTGATAAATAGATGCGCTACTAGTAGTTGTGTAAACAGCAATTCCGTTTACATAAGCGGTAAATGTGTTTCCATTTCGCACATAGGCAAAATGCGTCCAAGTATTTTTAATACTTGCAACGGTACATAAGACGCCACCGTTAATAACGTTCCAACTACTGCCATTTGAAGTCGCATACCAAGTGACGTTTGTTGCGTCATGGTAGTTCAACAACATTCCAAAAAAGCCAGAGCCTCCAGAGTCGGTTTGGCAAACAGTTGTGTCGCTTGCTCCACTTGTCGTAAACGCCCAAAACTCTATTGTAAAATCAGACGTTCCTAACTGAAAGTCAGTACTGACGGGAGTGCGTAAGTACGATCCGGTGTTTGGCCCATTAAAAAAGTTACCCCACCCCGTCTGACTAAACGGACTGAACGAGCCTTGGGTGGTATTCCCGTTGCGCGTAATGGTGAAGTTATTGGTGCTGGAATCCAGAAACGTATTGTTCTGGGCGCCGTTAGTCCCATCGCCGTGAAGCAATGAGGTGACGGAGTAGAAATACGGATCGACTGCGGCGGCACCAGAACCTGTGCCGAGCAGGATATTCTGGATTCCAGACATTAGCTGACGTTCCCGTTAACGACACAAACCGTGCCAGAGAGAAACAATATCGTAGCCAACCCACGGGTTGCTAGGGTCATTGTCGCCTTATCGCTGTCTGTGCCTGCAATGTAGGCCGTGGTGATCGTGCAGGTAATTGTGATGTTGCCAGTGGTGTTGTTAAACAAAGATACGACGTCCCCCGCCGCAAAAGTTGCGTCTGGGATCGTAATACTGCCACCAGAGCCGACGCCCACAAATTCTCCGATATCGCTAGTTGCCAGCGTGTAGGAGGTTGTCTTGTCCGAGCCGGATTGCGGCACGTTGCGGAAACCCACTTTGTACCCAGTACCGCCCTCGGCAAATCCAACCGTATCGGCTGCCGGAAAGTAGATACCCGTATTCGTATCGCCAGTCGTGGTTAATGCAGGCGCTGAGTTGGTTCCTGCCTGAAGCGTCGTGACTCCCGTAGCAGAGAGCGTCGTGAAAGCACCGCTAGATGCGCTGTTAGCACCGATAGCTGTGCCGTCAATGGCACCGCCGTCAATATCTACCTTTGTGATATTAACTTCGCCTGTGCCGTTCGGCGTCAGGTCAATGTTTCCGTTGGTATCCGTCGAAGTGATGGCGTTACCGGAGACATTGATATTGTCTACTGCCAGTTCGGTGGAAACCGTCACCTTGCCAGTTGAGTTGGCAATAGAAAGAGCTGACGTGCCGTCCTTCGCCTTGACGTTAGTTACTTCAAGATTGGTCGTGTCCACCGTCGTAGCATTAACGGCAGTGGCAGTAAATGAGTCTAGAACCCTCGTAATAGCGCCTGCGCTGGCCCCTGCACCATCGGAGTAGATGATGGCGCTCTCACCATTGGCAACCGTTACTGTGGCGCCAGCGGAACCCTGCTTAAACGTAAGAGACTGCCCACCAGTCGTCGAGTTAATAACAACCCAAATCTTCTGCAGATCGTCAGGGGCAAACGTACAGGTTCGAGTTGCTGACAGCGTGGTGGACGTAAACTTGATAACGGCGTGTCTGGCATCACTCGAAGTGGCATCAGATACGGTTAGCGTAAAGTTGGCGTCAGTTCCGATGTTATATGTAACAACGCCCGCGATGGCTTCATCAATAACATCCGAGAAATTGTTATTGGTGCTGGTACCCCAAGTTCCGCTTTCATCACCTGTCGTGATCAGCTTGATACCAAGGTTGCTATAAGTTGCCATTCAATTACCCCTATGCAGCAATCTGCGTCCAATTGGGCGACTGGGCGTTCGATATATTAACCCAATTCGCGGATTGTGAAGTGCCAATGTCTTGCCAAGACGGATTCTGATCATTATCAATTAACGACCAGATATTGTAATAACCAATAAACCCTTGAGCCTGAACCCCGGACGCCAGTATGACGTTGCTTGCCCCAGAGACATTAACCGTCCCTGCGGAAACAGTTGACTGAACGCCGGTTGCATAAACCGTAAAGCCTAGAGCAATAGAGACAGTGCCAACTGCCGATGTTGCCTCAAGCCCAGTGACTTCCAGAACTTGATCGGTTTCAACCGAAACACTGCCCGTATCCCCGGTTGCGCTGACTCCGGTAGAAGTGATTAGCGCATTTGCAGAAACAACGACATCGCCAGCCGAGGCAGTTCCCACTTCCCCAGTGACATGGATGATCTGCTGGGTCAGTACGGTTACAGAACCGGAGGTGTTGGTGGCAGATACGCCACTAGCCTCTACAAGGCCGTTACCAGAAACAAGAACGGTTCCAGTATTGCCATCAGCTTGTAGTCCGCTAACGGCCAGTATCTGGTCGGTCTCTACAGTGATAGAGCCTAACGCGCTGGTTGCCGATACTCCGGTGACTTCGACAAGCGTATTGAGAACCGCAATAACCGTAACAGTGCCTACGGCGCCTGTTCCAGTTGCATTGGTATGGCCTTCTCCCCAGCCCTGATCGCCCCAGGCAACACCTGATGCGTTCCAGCCCTCGAAGGCAACGGTGACGTTATTGACCGAACCCCAACCGGATTCGCCCCAGCCACCTAAACCCCAGCCTGTAGCCACTGGGTTTGCCTATTTAAGCGATGCGAATGATCGCGTTCGAAGCGTCGGCAGTCGGGAACTGAATCGTGAAATCGCCGGCAGTGGAGGTTTTGTCGCCGCCGAATGCCAGCACGGCCACTGCTTTGTTGGACTGAGTGCTGTTATAGATCAATGCGCCATTGGCAGTGATCGTAGCAGTTGTCCAAGTCGTGTCAGCGAAGTCAAGAAACGCTGTCGTGCCGCTTGAAGTCGGGACTTGCGAAACCGTCAGCGTATTGCCGCCGGCAGTGTAGCCAGTTCCAGATACTTCGTTTGTTACCGAATACGCTGTCGTTGAAGCGCCAAGCGTTGCAGACGAAGTGTATAGGGCGATCTTGAACGTATCGGCAGTTGTAGAGCCGCGAGTTACCGTAGTTCCAAAAGCATGAATGCCATTAAGAATTTCGACCTTGAAGCTGGTCGCCATTGCTTGGGAAATTGCCACTAAAGTTCTCCTATGATCTTTGCTAAATCAACGTGGCCCTGCGTGGACAACTTCGCACAAATAGTCGTGCGTTCGCTTTGCTGAGCCTCTTTTAAGTACTTAATTAAAACCAGCCGAATATGCTCTTTGTACGCTTGAGCCTGCTGAATAATGGCTGGATGACTCTGCTCACCGACATAGATGATTTTGTCTAAAGCTCTGTCTGCAATCTCTTCAGCAGTAAAGCCACGGTTCTGCGTCGTAAACACATTGACTGGGCCAATCTGCATGCCGCCACTAAATCCACTCATCCTACCGGCACTCTCGCTTGACCAGAACGATACGCATCTTGACGCTCCATGCCATCACCAAGTCTCTTGGCAAGTAGTACAGCCTCTTTGTACTTATTCTCGTACTGGGTCATCATGTCGGGATCACCCTTTAAGTAGGTATAAGCCTCGACTAAAGAGCCATACAAAAGAACTGGATCAAAGTTATCACCAAGCCAACTTGTACCTGACGTAACGATGGACTGTGGGTAGAAGAAATAATGCAGTTCCATTGAGTAAGCTGAATTTGGCGTTGGGCCTAGAATAAATGTCAGCTCATTGGCTTCATCAGACCTAGAACCAAACAGCGCGTAGTAGGCCGGAGTTCCGGTTGAGGCAGGGGTTGGATAAGACTCTCGAATAAAGTTCACATCTTTATTCAGAAGATACTCATAGCTGCCATCAGCCAGTATCACCGCTAAAGAATACGGCGCTAAGAAGTCATTCGGGCATGCCAAGTATTTATTGCCAGACGAGGTTGTTCCAGTCACGTTCTTTCGAAGAGACGGGAACTGAATCGTATTGTAGATTCGCTTTTCGGCCTGCTGGACAAACGTAGGAATATTTGCCACAAACGAGGTTTCCGTCGTTTGGCAGTATTCCTGAATGGCTTGGCTCAACTGCGTGTAATTCATATCTCTCTCAATTCGTAGATATGGTGACGGAGCCAACTGCCCCCGTAGCCACTAAGTCATTAGGCGTCAGGCCATTATCCCATGCTCTAGCGCCGCCTACAGGGTTCCATCCCCATTGGATAACACGACTGCCGCCTGCGCCATTAGCGCCGACATTATAGTAGCTCGTGTCAGGTCTTGGGTTTCTAACCGCTTGCGGGTCTTCAACCGGATACATGCCAAGCGAAAGCTGCGGTTGATCTGGCTCCCAGCATTCTTCGCAAACCAGAATGTTGACATTCTGAGTCTTGATAACGAGTTCTTTTAACTCGCTCAGTCGGTATTGAAACCCGCACCGATCGCATTCCGCAATCGAATGCTTGCCAGAAGCAAAGGGTGTCGGCATCTATCAGCCCGTCAGGAACTGCTGCCGAGGCACAAAGCGAACTGCCGCCTTCTCTCGATCCTCTCCAGCGGCTAGCTCCCAGCTTTCATCGTACATAGCTTTCAAAGCTACCATCCGATCTGGGGCAATCTTCACCGACATGAAGTAAGCAAGGCCTGCCACTAGACAGGGCAGGAATCGGAATGGGATATCCTGATTTGTAACACCAGTGCCGGCATCGAGCATACGGCGAAGCCGCCAGTACACAAACGTATAAGTCTGGCTGCTATCAGGAACTGGCCACACCGTAAACGTCGGGTATTGCACAACGCTAGCGGCACTTGTCTGCCCTGACTTACGGTCAATCCAGACTTGAATTGGACGGCCTTGAGCCGTCTTGTTGGGGATCGAGGCAAACGTGCTGACTGAAATTCGAGTGATATCGATATCAGTTTGGTTCTGCCCAGTGCCAGTGCGGATGACATGCTCAAGCAAATCCACAGTGTCTACAGGCAAATTGTATGTGGCAGCGCCAGGCGTCAAAACTTGACTGCCTTGCTCAATCGTCCAGAGATTAACTCCGCGATTGGCCCACTCCAACAGCATCAGATTCAGGCTACGCCGCGCAGTCCGCAAGTCGTAGCCCGATCTGAGTTCAGCGCCACAACGCTCAAACGCCTCTTCAACGATGGCGTTGAGATCGAGGTTAAACGTCGCTGTTGCGCTGGTGGTCACTTAGCAGCTCTTCCCTTTCATCTTGCGCTTCACAGCCATGCCAGCCATGTAGCCAGGAACTTTCTTGCCGCCCATCATCTTGTTCGGCACTTTCTTGCCTTTTGCCAGCACGATGGGCTTATTGCCCTTCTTCGTCACAGCACCCATACCACGACAATTCATCATCTCGATATCTCCTATTTACCTTGGCTGTAGAAACGCTTACGAGCTTCCTGCATCTTGCGGGTCATCTCAGCGTCCTTGACAGCCTGCATGGCTGCCTTTTCCTTTTCCGTGTACTTCGGGCCACGATCGCCTTCCATAATGTAGCGACCGGCATTACGCATGCCAGCACCCGGCTTGCGAGGATCTTCCATCGCATCGCCAAAGCGACGAGTGGCAGAGTCCTTGTACATCGTGATGCCTTTTCCGCCGTACTTGCGCTGCATGGCGCCACGGGCTTCTGATAAAGCGATAGCAACGGCTTGGTCGCGGCTTTTTACTTTCTGTCCAGAACCGGACTTCAGCTTGCCACGCTTAAACTCGCCCATTACCTTCTCCACTTTCTTCTTCGCCTTGGGCGAAGCAGGAGCTTTCATAATCTCTTGTTTCATATTTCCTCTGTTCATGGCAGCTTACTTTTTACGAAAGCGAGAACCACCAGGAGGCGAAGCCTTACTTCCGCCAGAACCTGCCCAAAGAACTTTTCTAGCCCAGTAGTTGGCTGAGAATGGATCACTGGCGGTGGGACGACCACCTTTGCCTTTGATCCCCGCGCTACGCGCGAGGTAATTTTTCCGCGCTTCCGGCGAGTAGTTGTGGCCATAACCTCTCCGTCCAAACCGAACTAGTTTTACCTTATCACCTTTCTTTGCCAGCACCACCTTCTTGTGAGTGTCGCCAGCAGGAGCGTTCTTTGGCTTGTTGAATCCGGAGAACTTTTCTCCCCGATACTCGATGCCGCCAGACGGCAGCCTCTTAACGCCCTTAACCATTAGGTGTACTTCTTGGTCACATACAGGATGATCGTGTAACGATCGCCTGCTGATGCGCCAACTGTGGTGAACAATACATCGCCTGTCTTGCCGGCGCCGGCATTATTCCAAAGGCCGCCAATATCATCGAAGTTATATTCGTAATACTGATCCGGGCCAAGGGTCATTGCCACTACGTCAGTCGTCGCATCCCATAGGATGTCAACGCCCATACCGACAGTGGAGGCGTAAATGCGATCAAGCGCAACGGACGTGCATACCTTGCCAGCCGGGGCCGCCAAGGCAGATACATCCACTTTGACAACACCAGTCTCACCAGTGCCATCGCTAATATTTGTTAACTTCAGAATCGCAACACGGTCGCCATCGATCAGTGTCTGCGATGCAACTGCATCTGCCATGTGTCTCTCCGATAAAAACAGGGGGCGTTATCCGCCCCCTATCTTATAGCTGTATTAGCTAGCTTGCGTGAAAGTCAACGCAGCCACGAGCTTGGTGAAGCCATAGGCAAACCAGTTCGTGCCGTCGCAGATCAAGTCTACGCGATCACCAGCCACTGCCTGACCATCCACGAACGTGATGGTGTCGTCAGCCGTGCCAGAGTCGCCAGAGCCACCGGCATCCTGCGCGGTGAACTGAACGCCCTTGATAATGTTGGCGCTGCTGCCCGTCACGATCGTATAGCTAGCGCCCGACGGGGCTGCCTTAACGATGAACGAGAACGAAAGACCCGCTGCCGGCTCCGGCAGGGTCGTGGCAAACTCCGTGGCAGAGTTCAAGAAAAACACGCGACCGCTATCCTCAGCCGTCAGCGTCGAAGCTGCCGTCAAAGTCGTGTTAGCGTTCGGGCCAATAAAGCCAGCCTCGGACTTAACCGGGCCAGAAAA